ACCTTAGCTCCTGATAATGGAAACTGTAGGTCGTTATAAACTGTGTTAACAAGCCTTAATGTTTTATTTGCACCGCAAGTAATATCCAAATCGGATGCAGCAACAACGCTTGTATTTATATTTAAAACTGTTCCATCGTAATATACTTTGGCATCTTGTCCATCACCAAAAAGAACACCATTAATGTCAGAATCTATTATTAATCCTGCGAGTGTCGGTGTCGCTGCTGTATGAATATCTTGTGGGGCTGAAATGGTTATTGTGCCATCAAGATTATCTGTAACTATTACCTGATTCAGTGTCCCTGCCACCCATGCGGTTAAATCTGAAACACTGGTAATGTCTTTATTGCTATCACCGTAAAGCAGGCGGGAAGTGGAGAGCTTTGTTAAGCTCATTTCAGAATTCACATATCTACCGGCCACTGCAACCCAAACGCCGCCATTACCACCAACAATATAAGGACTACTGACACCACCGGTTATGTCCGACCAGTTGTATATAGTGTATTCATACTCAGTGCCTATCTGATAGGCTATTAACTGACCTGCGTTCGCAGTGTTGCTTTTAGATAAAAGCTCCGGTGCTGGATCGCCTATGTTTGCAACTTCAACATATTGTGGAGAGTCCGGAAAAACAAAAGAATCAAGGTCTTTAAAGGAAACATACTTGTTATCAACAGTTCCTTTCTGACCGGATAAGAGAAGAATGTTATGCTTGACGGCATTTAAAAAATCCCAGGTTCTTTTATCAAGACCTTTTTTAGAAACATCGCCGAGCGGTTTTAATTCTATTGTCATATTTCAATCTCATCCATTGAGGTCGCCAAGACTACCTCTGTTACCGGAACGTAGCCTATTAACTCATATTCCATGTGTTTATACATTACACCAGACGGAAGCCTGAACGGTTCGTCTGACGTTATTGTTTCTGTGTGGATTAACGTACCATCACCGTACACGTTAAATGTTATATCTGTATCAAAATCGAGATCGAGAACGGGCAGTAATGAATCGTAATGAATTTCTTCAAAGTCTATATCGAGACCACCTATCGTATCGTCAGCATCACCGGAATCGATTGTTATGGCGTTTGCCTCAGCATTATCAACATTGGTTGCCAAGAGCGCCGTCATGGTCGCAAGCTCTTCTGCTGACCTTAAAACACGAGCGCACGAAAAGCTTGTTACCCAATCAAGGATAAACTTCTTGCTCTTCCATGTGTATTGGAAAAAATCGTTTTTATCCGCTTCCCATTGGTATATTGCGTGATCGTAAGACGGTTGCCCTTCGTCCTCGTTGGCGGCTATAAAGTAGAAGTCCCCAGTTCTGATTGCCCTGTGCGCTGCGTCAGCATGAAACGTCAGTGTTGTAAAGCGGTCGTTATAAAAATCAATAACATAAGCCCCTGTGGTATGAAAAGCGAATATCTTTTCTTCGTAGAAATACGCATGGGTGCTGTTCGGGTCAAAGTCTTCGCGCCACGATGTAGGATCTATAAAAGGTTTACTTATGTTCCTTACACCGTCCTGACTTGCAAGAGCCCATCCTTCCTCTGATGGAAACGCTACCCCGCCCTCCGAACCGACATCTGTTAATATACCCCTTTTGGAAACACACGGATAAATACCATCGAGTTTCATAACGTCCATTGCTTCAGGTGAGCCCAACAGAAAATATACGTGAGAATCAGTTAAAACAACGCCGGTACTTCCAAACCATCCCAACCCGACTATTTCAGCATCAAGCGGATACTCATATGGCCAGGCGTGAGGCAGGTATGGTTCTGATATATAAACTACATTTCCGACAAACCCGGCAAAAGCTCCTGTCAGAAGTCCAGTTAAACCTTTAAGTCCGTCAGGTGGTGGAATAAAAGTATCAGGTTGCGGAGTATCGGTTCCGAGATCCGCTTCAGCAACATCATCCGTGAACGTTTCAGTCGTAAAGTCAACACCATCGGTTTCAAATTCGCCTACATATTGAAACACTGCCACACCGGACGTTGAGGCGTTTGTACGGTATATTCTGATCTTGCCTATCTGCCGTCCCGAAGGCGGCTCGGTAAAACCGGATAGGGTAACATCACCGGAATCATAGTCGGTTATTGCAGCAATCGCGCTTGGTGCGCCCTCTTCGAGGTCACTGCTGCCCAACCTGACAACGTAACTATAAGCGTAAGCCCTGTAATTATTACCCGTTGCGTATCCTGAATCAATCGTTAGCGCAGCGGTCGGCGCAGGAACACCCAATTTATAATAATCCGTATCAAAATCGAACGGGTCTGACAAAAGATCGCTTGCAATAACCCTAACTTCTGCGGCGCCTGTATAATAAAGTCTGTTATGAACTTCAGCAGCTACCGGGCTTCGTGCAAAATCGTACTCTGTGTCTTCTGCTATCCAATGATCATCTTCGCCGTTTTCGTACAAATAAAGAGTTTTTGGGGCCCCAAGGTCAGCTACAAATTCAATGTCTTTATATTGTTTCCAGGGTCGCAGATCACCCCTGTCAAGCTTGCAATTCTCTGCCGTTTGACCTTCACCCGGACTTAGTAAGGTAGGTGCTGCCTGCGGTCTTGATCCTGAAAATATGATTTGTTTCTTTTTCAAAAAAACCTCATTTTTTTCGGCCTCATTGAGCCAAACGATTTGCCGTGTAAGATATCAATCTTCGCCTCTTCCATTTTTCTCGAATATATAGACAGGTTGTAATCAGCAAGGGCTATGTCAGTCCAGGTCTTTCTCGGTTGGCTTAAAAGAAACCATTTAGCATATGCTTCAACCGCCTGATTATAATCGTTATAAATTCTATCATCAACGGTTTCCATAGTTCGAAGCGGAATCCAGATTATCTTCAAATACACCAAAACATCGTCCGTTGTATCCATCGGGAATAACTTTAAGGTCCCAACGTCCGGATAATTAAAAAACTTGGTATTCACAATCTCGTAGGTGCTGATATCATCAACATCATTATCGAGATCCAGGTATGATATACTAAACGGAACGCTATCTATTTGAAGCTCTTTAATGATATGCGGTCTTAGTGTGTCAGAAACGTAATCGGAAAGATCGATTTCGATAGAATCATTGTCTGACGTATCAACATCAGCACTGGCATCTACGGAATGTTCAAATGTATTTTGAAATAAAGCGATGTCTTTGCAAAGCTGAATAACTGCGCCAACCACCGCAGCGTCAACCGCAGGTATGGGACAACCTATTACGTGTGAAAGTACCCCTCTGCGAAACTGACTTATATTTGTTGCCATAATACCACCTTACGTCGTTAATGAAGGTGAAGGGTCAGGCTGTCTTACGTTTGGACTGACCACCTTTTTAACCAAGTCCAGACGATCTAATTCGGTTACGAACAGATTCCAATATTCTACAGACCTTGCTACGTTATATGGAGACAACGCGGCATCCCTGGCATAGCATCGGTGTAGAACATAATGATAAAGAGGCACCTGAAATTGATCTGAAATGTTTATTACATCTGCATCAGTAGAAATATCATCCGGAAGCGCAGAATATGCAAGCTCAACAAATCCCGGTGACGCTGACAATACAATGTCGTCAATTGTGACAACATTACTGGCGCCCATACCGGCAAGTTGAAACCTCATATCGGTTTCGCTGGTAGCCGTAAACACTATGGAATAATAAAGCTCAGATGTCGTAAGGGCATCCGAGGTCTCTTGGGCAACATCGAGCTCACCTACCGACAAAGTAACACCAGCAGAACCGCCTGTGTATTTAGCCTTGCAGGTAAGCTTGTATTCCTGTCCTGTCGTCAGGTCAGTGTTAAGGTCTTCAGAATCCTTTAAATCAACCGCAGCACCAAGGGCGGAGTCGACGTATGTGATTTCAAGTTTCTTGGAAGCGTCGGCAATCGTGTTTGACCCTACCGCACCCCAAGAATAGGTGCCTGACTTGAAAACGCTTGCAGCCTTATCCCAAAGCATTACAGGTTGTGGGGGGTAAACGAAAAAATAATCAGGGTATCGTTCGTCAAGTGTGAACGATTTTACCTCTGAACCAGGTGTGGCTTTTTGCCAGTCCGTGTCAAAAGCGTTTAGTTCCTGAAAATCAACCGGATCTATCGCGCCACCAATAGTCTCGCCGTCGGTCCCCATGTTCACGATCAAATCAAGGAGATTTAACCCTTCCTTAAGCGTGTCACCGGCCATGTCCTGAAAGCTGTTTGTACCGTCAGGAATTTGCTGTTTAACACCCGGAATAAGCTGATACGTATCCAGAACAACATTAGAGTCAGGCTTAAACTTTACAACCTGACGCTGACCGTCGTTAAGGTATATCAGCTTATCCGCATCGGACCACCGTGTAGGCGTAGTGTCTATAAGGGTTGTGGCCGCCCGTGACAATATTGTGCTTGCAAGTACGGTTCCCACTTGTCACACCTCTTATTTCTTCAGGGATTTAATCTCATTCTTAAGCGCAAGCATGTCTTCCTGAACTTTTTTGCCTGCCTTTTTCATTTCAGAGACTTCCTTCATGGAGTCTGATAGTTTTTTCTGAAGATCGCCACTCGCTGATTCGAGAGTGAGTTTGATTTTCGTAAGCCTATTCTTCTCCTTCAGCGCAGCATTGAGTTGACCGGTAAGCGTGGCAACTTCTTGTTCGAGCTCGCCTTCTTCTTTTGAGCTTACTGCGGCCTTTAAGGACTCAACGACGCTGACAAGGTGTTCGGGAAAGCTAAAAAGCTTATTATCAACTTCGATCTCAACCGTTTCAACAGGAGTTTCGTCGCTTGTAACCATATCCAACCTACGACCATTCTTATCACAAAGAACGAACTCTGAGACTCTTTTAGAAAGTGCTTTTGTAAAAGGATAAACATAACCGTCATCCAGTCTTCTAAGATACCGCTGTCCAATTTCTTCCATTATTTTTGACATTTTGAGCTCCTTTGATTTATTATCGCTTTTCAGGTTGTAATAAGCACGGGCGTTAAATGTCGCCCGTGCTTTTATTTATATTACCTTTAGCTTAATCTAAGAAAAAGCCGCCGATATAAACGTGCCACTCACCAGCGTCAGTTTCAGATACAAAATTCATATCAAGTGTGTCTGCTGTTGAAAAAGCATAACCCATCAGATTATCACGACCCCAATCGTCAGCAACGCCCGTAAGGGTGATTGTTCCTGCTGCCTGGTTCAGGTCGTAATTGTCGATAGCTTCATCACCACCCGCAACACCAAAGTCAGCTTTTAAAGCCGCACCCTCTGGTGTAACGGTCTTGACGAAAAAGCTATTTAAGACAAATCCAGCCGGGATATCGATCATCTGAATAATATCACCTGCGGCTATAACACCGTTTGTCATCAGGGTAGTGTCAGATGCAACAATGTCAGTAACCTTCATCTTTCTTAACATTAATACGGATTTTCTAAAAAAATCACCCTTAATGGTTCCGTCACCATCTCCGGTATAATCATATGTAGGCATAACTTGCCCTCCTGTTTCCTTTTAACGGCGGGGATTTCACCCGCCATTAAATTAAGTGTTTATTTCTTTGCGTAAAAATGTCCAAGGGCTTCAGGTTTGTTCACATTATACCCATAAACATTCAGTCCTTCCATCAGGTTTCCAAAGTCATCAGGATTCGGGATATACCGATTCTCTGTTAACTGGCTGGCAAAAGAAATACCATGAGGATGACCAAAGATACAGTTTGTAACCGTGTTGCCGCCATCAGTGGTTGTAGCCAACTGATTTGAGCGATATATCTCAAACCGATCAATCATACCCATTCTGCCGTTTCTCAAGATGCTGGTTCCGTCTCCTGCCAGGGAAGCATCCTTCAGGTCTGATTTTTTAATCAAACCGCAAAATGCCGGCGGGAAAGCAATCCATCTTTTACCATCATCCGAAACATCATACTCGTCAAGAACCGTACCCATATCAACAATGTAATCCAGGACGTTATCTTTATCGAGCACAATTGGCGAACCTGTTGCACCAAGGTTAAAGGAGCTGGATATAAAACCCGCCGTAGCTCCCTTATTAGATGAACTGGCATCGGCATAGACGTTTTCAAGAACATCTGCATCAATTTTAATAGCCATTTGACGACCTGCATCGTCCGTCCACTTCTCAACATAATTAAGATCGCTCTGAAGCTTCTCAACATCGTTGATATTGACTGAATAATACTTACCTTTGTCGATCAAAAGGCTGATTTTTGCAGTTGCCGGACGCTCACGTGTAAGCTTCTGGCCAATTACGTAATCCCGTATTGTTACGTCTGGGATGGTACGAATTTGCACCGTATCTGATATCCGCTTGATTTCACCTTCGTAATCAGTATTGGTTATTGATCCGAATACCGTAGCCGTATAACGTCAAAGCTTTTTGCTTTGCCGGACTATCGCTTAAGCGGCCCTTTTC